TACGTCTTGCGTCGCCATGGCTAGAGAAATCCCATGACGAATCGACAGCTCCGTCCGACTGGTTATTCCATTTAGAAAATCCGTACGTACTTTCCTCAACCGCTCCATCCTTTGTATTTCCTTACCGTCTGGCGGAGAACGTTTCATTTACTTCTTTATCCTAATCAACAGATTCTCCTCGGCTAGTATAGCAAACTCCTCCCCTTCGATCTCTACGAGACTGATGTCATACTTATTATACAAAACAATCTCGCCAACTCGAACCTCTTCGGTGTCTCTTCCAACAGCTACGACCTCGCCCCGTCCTGGCATTTGCCTTGCCTGGTCCGGAATGACTATTCCTCCCTCAGACATTTCCTCAGCGGCTTCCGGTCTTACCAACACTTTATCGCTTACTGGCAATACGTACTTCTCAATTTCCATTAGAATCTTCCTTTCTGATTATACCTTCGAACTCCAAAGCCTCGAATATCTGATCGATGATTCCTTTGCCTACGTTGACCTGATCAATCAATTTCCTCTTAGCAGTACAATTCTCCTGCCGTACACACTCACAACACGCCTTCGTTTCTGCACACGAATAGAACAGTTCCAACACTGTATTTATTCCAACCTTCTCCAATATGTTCACAGTTCTAGTACTAAGATCCAATTCGCCTATCGGCATGGACAACACCTCCTCCGTGATCGAAACTTCTTTATATTTGCCCATCGCTGCCTACCTCAATAACCTTTCCGAGAACAAACTCAGGGTACGCCTGATGATCAACATTGATAATGAACTGGAAATCAAGTCTCTCGGACAATTCTTTCAGCATTCTCCTCAACCTTCGCCTGTACTCAATCCCACGTAAATTCTTGAACGGTTCGTCGAGAACTAACAACCTTCGTCGTTCAGGCCTCGCCAACAACACACATGATAGCCTCAGTCCAAACGAAACTACATCTACTACACCTCCTCCTACCTCATTCAACAAATCGTCGTACTCCTGTCCCTCCTTCGTCAAAACAAACCTGGCTGACGACCTTCCCCTCTTCTTCTCGAATATCAAGTCGAATCGGTATTCCGATCCAAATACAGCCTGCAAACACCGAGTTACCAAATTCGCCACCTGTTTATGTACCTGAGCTTGTATTCCTTCTGCAATCGTCAAAACGATGTCTTTCGCCTCACTAACATTCTCTGCCTTCGTCTTTGCTTGAGAAAGATCCAACTTGCCAGCCTCCAACTGCTTGACAATCAATGATTTCATAGACTTCAACTCATCTGTTTTCTTCCGTACCTCAATCAAATCCATCTAACTTATCTCCCCACTTCTGATCAAACTCTTCCCAAGCTTCATCCAAATCCTCCTTTAGCTCCTCTTCCTCTTTCTTCAACTCCCCGAGCAATTCCTTGGCTTCCTTCAATGACTTACATCCAAACTCCTTCGCTATTGTGTTTCTAACAGCTTTCAGTTCTCCACTAGCCTTATCCCTCTCTGACCGCAAACACTCCACCTTCTTCTTTAACTGTTCGAACTGAGCTACAGTAATGTCCATTACTTGACTCCCTCTAATGCCCTATACACACATCGGCTAACTTCCTGACTCACATTCAATTCCCTCATCGCCCTTTCGACAGCAGTCCTGAACGACAAGGTATCCGTCGTGATCCCCTCAACACCTTCAACAAACCCCTCCAGCAGTCTCACCGACTCCTCACTCAACCCTTCCTCTCCTTTCGTCCTTGTCTCAATCCATCTATCTTTAGACGTGTCCAACTTGATCCGTTCAACATGTCCATTGTCATACAAAACCCACACGCTCGGATCGATCTCCGCTTCGTTTATACTTTGCGGAATCAAACATCCGCAATTCACAATCCGACACCCTCCGACCTTTGCGGTAAACGGCTTGTGATTATCACCAAACACTGCAAAGTCATACCCCTCAAGTGCTTCCTTCCATCCGCCTATATGCTTTTCACTCGGCGCTCCTACAAACCCATACCCCTTCCTCCAAACCAACGAATGTATCAAAGCTATCTTCACATCCGTCCTTGCTGAAGGCCTTTCAACTACTCGTCCCCACGGAAACGACCAAACCTTAGCTGCAGATGACAGATTTGTCACATGATCAGACCCCCAAAACTTTCCGCAGTACGACAGCGTAGCAAATGCAGTCCGATTCAATCCTTCATACTCGTGATATGGTAAATCATGCTGTCCTGTAATTGACAACATCTTTGGGAGATTCTTTACAGCGAAATTGATCAACTCCGGTGGCGGGTTCCATTTATCGAAAACGTCGCCTGCGCACAAAACCGGCAATTCCCTTTCAACTACTATCCTCCTAACCTGATCCAACGTCCTTGCCATTGCCTCATACCAACTAGGTTCTGTCGTTCTCGCAATCGGACAACTATGCCGCAGATGAACATCCGACAAGCACAAACACAAAGGTCTAGCCATCCCTCAGCTCTCCTTATGTCTGATTTCATTTCCACACAACGGACAAATCCCTTCCAATCTTCCTAATTCCTCTACCGACTCATCCAACCTCTTACTGTGTTTCATTACTTCTTCTTGACGACGAGACATCATCTTGACCAACTCAACTAACCGTTCCGCTGACTTTTCCTTACCTCGCTTCTTCTTTACCATTCCCTCAAGCTTGTCCAAATCCGGCAGTTCAATAGTGGAGTTATCAGATAACTCAACAGTTCTTCTTATCAACTCCTCAAGCTGTCCACACCTTTGCTGGACCTCCCGATAAGATTCTGCCCTGGACTCCAATAACCGCGATGCTAGCCACACTTTTTTCGCTAGCTCTTGTCTCTCTTGGAGCGATAGCCACAATTCGATCCCGGAGGATAAACCCCCAGCTAGCCTCTGTTTTTCTTGCCACTGATCTGACAAAACTTCAAGCCTCCTCAATCCCTTATCTACACTCGACACAAAGTCTAACTCCTTCAAAGCCTCTGTCCGTTCACTTACGACCTTCTCACACTGTCTAACATCGACTTGTGCTTGTCGATGATCAACTGACAACCTCTCAACTACTAAATCAATAGACTCCAAATCAACGATTTCGTTTAGCCGATGAGTCACCTCACTTCCTGTCAAACTCAACCAAAACGGGGCTTCGTGCTGTCCTTGAAAATTCGCCTCATCCATGGATAAGACCGACGATACTGTTTCAGGAACATCAGTCCCTATTGCCTTACACTTCTGTTCCTGCCCATTAGTTACTACTCCGTACGAATTCTCCTTTCCTTTGTGCCTAGTTACCTTTGAATCGTCCAACCAAACAGAAACAGTCACCTCCTTACTTCCCATCCTAACAAACCCACTACCCCTCGGACGATTTGTTGCTACCCACTTCAATGCTCTCATTATCGTCGACTTACCACTGTCCGACGGTCCTATGATAGCAGTTATCATAGGATCGAACTGCAACCGTCGATCCTCGTAACACTGAAAATTCCGAATCTGCATCCTTGTCAACTTCACAATAGCTTTCCTGTTATCTTGACCTCACACGAGTTCCCATCACCCATGGCCTTTGGGATCGCCACATACTCCGATCCGGATTCTACAATCCAATCCGTCACTTCCTCTCTACCTTCCATATCGCCAATTCCTTTGTTAGCTATTTCATTGAACCTGTCAAGACACAACTCTGCATCTCCCACCTATTCAAATGACCTATCAACTCTACACACCATTTTACTTCTCTTCGACGTCCCAATCTAAGCTTTCGAACACTATCCGCACCCAGCATGGCTTTCAATTCCTCCCTTTCCAATTCAACAACTCCCCCAAGTATCTCTACTTCGAACAATCCTTGTGGCTTTCTTTTGACTGTTCCTTTGCAATTAAACACACGTCTCACCATGACTATTCTCCTTTACCATTCTGAATCGCCATTGATGTCTTTCCACGACAAGTCCAACAACCACAAAGCATCAGCTTGATTATCGTCTTCGATTTCCTCATCAGGCCAACGCTTCCTGGCACTCTTGACCATTGCTTCCTTGTCTCGTGATCCTTTTCCTTTTCCTTTGCCAACGGCATGATTCTTGATTTCTTCCAAATTGTACCCCTTATACTCAATCCCTTCTTTCTGTTCCACTATATACTCAATAATAGCTTGCATCTTAGTCTGCAACTTAACTGCTGAAAAACTGGCCCTAGGTCCGTGCCCAGCACTAACTGATTCGAAGACCACTACATCCACTAACGGAATCATCTCCATCAACTTCGACTCGAATCGTACTAGTCGCATCCCGCTTGACTCGTCTTTCTTCACCGTAAAGTCCCAAACGCCAGACAGGATGTCCGGTCCTTCCCCCCTGTAGGCCCAACCGGTCCGTGTGGCAAAATCAATAGCAAGTATTCGTTTCATCGTATCTTACCTACAAGACTTCCCATTCCTAAACACTCCATGACCCAATCCCACTTTTCCTTGTTTAACTCATCCTCACTCAACTCAACTGAATCTAATCCCACCATGGGCAAAACAGTCAGTTTCAAATTCCTGTCTACTACATCAGTACCTAATGCAATCGCCTTGGCCTTCGCTGACTCCTTCTTCAACTCTCCCTTCAAAAACTTAACCGCAGTCTTCTCCCCAATTCCTTTGATGCCTGGAATCCCATCCGATTTGCAGCCAGCAAGTGCTTTTACAAATGCCCAACGTTCCGGTTCAACTCCCCACTCCTTAACAAACGACTCAGCGGTTTTTACCTTCTTCTTCACTGGATTCCAAACAACAACTCGATCGTTCAAACACTGCCACAAATCCTGATCCGTACTAACAACTACCGCCTCATCATCTGTACTCGTTACTAGTCTTACACAAATACTCGCGATCAGATCATCTGCCTCAAATCCTTTCTGGTAGAACACGTTTTGAAACCCAGCATCCGGTAAGTAAACAGTCCGTAGGTTCTTCAACTGTGTTCTCAAATCCTGCCTCACGATCTGCTCCTCCGTACTCAACTCTTCCCTTGCTTTTCGTCTGCCTTGCTTATACTCAGGGTATACCTTCAACCTCTCATCGTAACCTCCATCGAAACAAAACGCTACATATCTCGTCGAGAACAACTCCTGCAACGAGATAACATCCCTGAACACTCCGTACAACACTCCTGTAGCCATTCCCCCGTGACTAAGTCCTCCCGTCGTGTACATAGCCCGATAAGCTAAGTTACTGACATCTAACACTAGCCAAGTCCTCACTTGTACCTCCTCTCCCTTTCCACTACACAAGCTTTCTCGACAGCATTCCACGTGCCTTGCACTAACTCTTCGACGTCCTCAATCATGCCTTGCTGCTCAATTCGTTTGATCACAGACTCCCGACGTCCTGTGAATTCCGGTCCTATGCCGCTGACACTTATTATCCCGTTCTTCGTCCTCTTCCAGGTTCCTTCCTCGACAAGATAGTCCACCATACTTCCCGTATTATCAATCCCGTACGAATGCAATATAGGAATCTGAGCTTCCCGCATCCGTCCAGTAAACCGATTCTTCTTGACCTTGACCTTACTGATAATACCCAACTCCCGTTTCTTTCCTTTAACCTCCTTCGTAATGTGTCCTCCAACCGAAGCCCACAACTCAACATGGGCATAGAACTCCATTGCCCTACCGCCGCTCCTAGTCTTCTTCGGCTCGAACAATCCTCCGCCTACGTTATCCCGCGTCTGATTCAAAATGATCAGAATGGAATCCGTCCGCTCCAACTCACCAACTACCTTCCGCAAATTCCTAGATGAAATCTTAGCCTTACCATCTCCATAATCGCCCTTCTCCTCCCCCGACTTGCCTCGCCGACTTGCCCTCTTGTGTGCGTCAAACTTCTTCTCCTCCGGCATGGAAGTCAACGCATCGATACTATCCTCAACGAAAATGAACGGACGTCCATCCTCAATTGCATCATCTAGATGGTAGTACATATCCTCCAACGTCCGTGAGAATATCGGCTCGCCTTCTTCGGTGTACGACGGTGCTTCTAATCTTTCGACTACGGCCTTCCCGAAGTAGAACTCCAAATCCATTAAAGCGCCATTCTCTGAGTTATCATAAATCAACCGATGGCGTTGAAACCGCTTGCTGAGACACGCCTCGGCAAAACAAGCATGTGATAGCCATGTCTTGCCGGATGACGTGTCTCCTACAAAAAGAACGTACGTACCAGCTCCGAATCCTTTCCTCACATCTCCGGTTATCGCCAAGTTCAACATCGTACTTCCGGTGTGCAAATATGCATCTTCTTTTGGAGTTTGACGTCTTCCACTAAGCAACTGGCGTTTCAACTCTTCGCTTCGCTTGATCATTCTAATCCTCGTCCTGATAGGCCTCCACAAAACAAGCCTCGCAGGCGGGCAGCTGATACGGGACTATGCCAACCTGCCTGCATTTGCCCTCCTCGATTGGCTTCCCACATCCACAACATTTGAACCTTCCGTCCGGAAAAACATACTCATGGGACATCTCATCTTCCCAAGCTTCCAAACGTTCGACTGGGTCTGGCAAACACATCATCTAATCCCAATCGTCAAAATCGTCAACACTGGAATCTCCTGAATCCGTCTCGCCTTCGTCCCACTCATCATCTTCCTTACTAGTCTTCCCTCCATCGTCATCAGAACCATCACCGGCTTGACTTTGCGTACCCGACCCCTTGCACGGCCGGCATTTAGCTCCCTTCGAATCCTTGCCAAACCCCCGACACGCCTTGCACGGGTTGTTTGGGACGTTCCTCAATTCATCAATATCAACGACGTGCGTATCATCATCGTCATCTGTTACCTTAGCTTTTGTCTTGCTAGGGTTGTACTTGACAAAAGTCACCACCCCCATATCCTCATGGACAACTTCCGTTCCTTCTTCAAATTCAGTCTCGCTACTTTCAGTCTTCTTGGCCTCACTCCTCCTTGTCTTTCCCTTCTTTGAATCCTCTTCTTTGACCGGGTCCTTGGCCATTTCCTCTTCTTTCTCTGAATCGTCAATCTGTAGGAAAACGGACTTGATCTTATCATACGACTCAATCTTGACCATATCATCAAGATCGTACACTTCGTCGAGTATCGACTTATCGTAATTCTTCGTACGTTTCTTGAACCCGATAGCCGAGGCATTATAGAACGTTCGTCCTCCTCCCATCGCCTTCTCTTCAAAAGCAACCTTCAACGTCAATCCGTCTTCCAAATCTGGAAAGTACTCAGTCTCCTCATCTGGATCGGCATTCCGTACCTCAGCATCCAACCTCTTCCCAAAAGTATGAAAACTGTAATCCCACAACTGGATACCTTCTTCGCGATCTTCAACGTCAATGACGTTGAACAACTGCCTTTCCTTTGGAGCCAACGCCTTGATCTCTTCCTCATCAGAATCTGGATCCTTCGCCAGTCGAGCTCGATACTCGCATATCGGGCATGGCTTTCCGGCGCTCTTCGCAGGACACACATACCATTGATCATTCGGTCCGATGTTTCGATGGACATAATACGTTCGCTCGAAATGCCAGTCGCCTTTCTCGGCTTCCGGATTGTCATCGCCTTTCACTACATACGGGATCAAATCAATCCGACGGGTCCCTTCCCGATCGACCTTGAACATTTTGACATCACTGTCGATGTTCAACGTATTAGACGAAAATCCTACCTGGTGTCCTTCCGCCCTCTTCCTCGCCGAAACTCTCTTTTTACGTGCCATTACGTTTCTCCTGATATCTTGAACTTAATCCCGACTACGTTGTCGGGGCTTTCGTCTCGTAGCCTTCCTCTCTACTGCTTCTACATCCTCCTTGTCTGAATTTTTTGCCCTTGGCTCACTGTAATAACTGGCTAACCACAAATCAACCAACTTACCTAACGCTGCTCTCCGATGATCCAATGCAGCCGTCATTGAGTTCGCTAAGTCCAACTGATACCGTGCATCGATCACTTCCTGACTTGCCTCTCCATATTTCGACTGTCGTACAATCGTATTACTGATCGAACCTTCAGTAACCCTTGCCAAGCCAAACTTATCCGGATCCTCCCTGATCTCCTTATCTACCTCGGATTTTACTACGTCTAATCTCACTTTGGCCTCATCCAACTCACGTCGTGCGTCAGCAGCAATCCTCGCATACTTTCCATACAACGCTGACTGATTGATCCACTCCTGCTCCAAATTATACTCGTCGATCTCAAGGTCAGTTTTCTTGATCACTGCTGCCATTCTGCCTCCTCCTCCTCAATTCTCTTCCGAACGAACCGTCTTAGTTTATTATAAACCTCAGACGGTTCTTCTTCTTCTTCGCACGTTGACTCAACACTGACGTCCACCCTTACTAATTCAAACTGTGCAATCGGTATCGTCCGCCCGAACGCATACCTCACTTTCGTATCCTTAACCATACTTCTTCCCTCCCACGACAGCATGACAGGACGCTACCAAACCAGCCCTCCCAGTGTCGTAAAACGGGTCTGAAAAACAATCTATGACGAAACATGCGTGACTTGTATTCTTACCTCCTTTCAATGCTACCGATGTCATATACGACAACACCAATCGTCGAATGCCTTCGGCATTCTCTTCCAACGCTTCTATGCCTGACAAAATCTTTGCTACTTCACTCCATCCTTTCCGTCCCATCAAAGCTCTAGCGACTTCGATTGCATCCTTCTTTGGTTCCGTTCTCGATAACACGTCGAGCTGGTCGTTTACTGGTACATTGATCACCTGAGCCAACATCACCAACGCTTTCCTAGCACTGCCCTCAGCAAGATCGGCAATCTTGTCCGAAACGTCCTCCCCCAATACTTTCCCCTCTTCATGTGCTACACGATTGATAAGCTTCTTCAAATCACTCAGACCAATCGACTTCAAATCAACGATCGTTGCCCTAGTCTTAATCGTCACCCTTAGCTTGTGAGGATCGGTCGTACAGAACATAAAGTACACCCAATCAGGAGTATCCTCCAACAACTTCAAAAACGCTCCCTGGGCATCGCTAGTTAACTTGTGTGCCTCGTCACACAACCACACACGACAACCTCCTCCCATAGGCCTCATTCCCCATCGTTCCTCAATACGTCGAACCATATCAATTCCACGTTGACTAGCAGCATTCACTTCGATAAAGTTGCTTCCTGTACATTTCAACTTACTGACAAGGATCCTAGCCAATGTAGTCTTGCCTACACCAGACGGTCCCGTAAACAACAAGAAGTGCGGAATGCCATCGCCTTTCCACATCGACCCCAATGACTTGACCGCTTCGACCTGTCCTACAATTTCCTTGATATTACACGGTCTGTGTCTCCTGTACAATTCGACAGCGTTCTCCTCACTCATACCAATATCTCCTCCTTCTCAAACCAATTCGTTCTCGCTAACTCAAACTCCACCTCCAGCGGAGTTACAACCCAATCCCAATGATCCCGTACATCCTGAGTCATTACCTGCTTCGCCTTGGCTATCCAATCGTCCAACTCAGACTCATGCACATCGGCCACTATGCTATCGTGAATCTGCCCTATGATCCTAGTCCTTGCTTTTGTTTTTATCTGCCACTTCACCATCTGAATCAACGACCACAACAACAGATGAAACGCAGATCCTTGTATCGGTGTATTGTACAAATTATTACGCTTGTATACACCTTGACAAACAAATCCCGTCATCAACTTGAACCAACCCCTCTCTTGGTACTTCTTCCACCACTTCTCCTTCCGATCTGACCACTCACTGAATCGTCCATGGAACGATTCCTCCACTTCCTTAATATGCTTTTCGAATGTTCCTTCCACTGGACTTTCATTCGGATCGCACACACCTCTACTTCTGATCCCTTTCTCCTCGAGATACTTGTACAAACCCATTTTCCCGTCGGCTGTCTCCAGCCCCGCATTCTCAATACTTGCCCATAAATTCTTCGCACAGTTGACGTAATACGATCCATACAACTGTGGGAACACAAACTGATTCTTGGCATAGAACCTAGCCAACTTCGTAACTTCTTCCATGAGGTAACATTCACCTGCCATGTCCCGATGTATATCTAGCGTCGGGTCTGACGCATACGCAATCATTGACGAATCCTTCCAAAAACATGCAGCCACTCGAAACTCCAATGCTCCGAAATCTACCTCCACCAACACATGGCCATCCCTCGGGATGAAACATTTCCTTATCAACCTTCCGATCTCTTCATCCCTGATCGGAATGTTCTGGAAATTCGGCGAATCGCAACTAGACCGATACGTCCTGGCCAAATGCAAATTGAACGACGGATGCAAGTACCCCTCACAAACCTCACGCTGTACTCCTTTCAGATATGTTGTCTGCAGTTTCTTCTTCTTCTCCAACTCTACGTATGTCTCAATAAACGGGTGATCGATTTCCTCTAACACTGCTGCATCCATCTTCTCACGTCCCTCCTTGGTCTTCTTGGTTGACTTGAAACCTAGCTCCCGAAACAATACTTCTCCCAACTGATAACGACTTCCTAAATGCGTTTTACTTCCCCATCTCCGTTTCCACATTGCCCACACCTCCGTCGCCTTCAGTTCCTCAGTCATAAACTCGATGTCAGCTTTGACCTCTTGTATTGTCTTCTCCAGTCGATCCGTGTCTATTCTCATACCTGAATACTCTACTTCAGCTAGCGCTAACGACCCTTCATGAACTAGCTGATAAGCATCCTTAGTTACAGGTCTCATACTAAACCTTTCGAGTTAGACCCTATCCTTCCTCATCTTCCTTCTGTATCCTAGACGATCGTAAATACCTCCTAAGTTCGTCGACGAACTTTTGATCGGCGTACCATTCTAACATATCCAATGGCACTTGATCTACCGGTTGACCTTTGAACCTTCCAAACGGTATTGGCTGCTTCCCGAATCGCCTCGACTCCGCTACTGTCATCCTGCTTGACTTTTCCTTGATCTCATACTCACCACACATTGGCCAACTCTTTCTTCTGGACTTCAGCTACTCGATACTCCACTAGAGAATCTAAACCGTTATATAACAACAACTCCCTCAACGGAATCTCACCGATTCTATTCCTTCCGTTCCCTCCTTTTGCAGATAAATATGGCCCTATCCGCTCATCCCAAGACGGAAACCCTAACCTCACATAAGCCTGAAACTTCGCAGACGTTATGCCTTGCCGATTATCCAACACATGTGCTGCTTGCATACAATCATGATCCCAACTTCTAACTCCGTATCCAAACTCGGCTTTCGTCCACCGCTCCTCAAACTTAATGTTCGATCCTATCTTCCTCACTTCGGACCTCAACAAACTCCCTGTGGCCTCTCTTGCAGGTGACTCCCACGGATATGCTATCGTCCGACGACCGTCGAAACATATTGAACAACTCACAATCCGTGCATCCTTCCCATCCGGCTTCAATCTATCTGTTTCGTAGTCGAACGCAATCTGTTTACTTCGGTTTCCTTCCAATTGAATGATCTCCGATGCTGTCTCAGGACACTCGTATATCTCCACTTCCTTCTTCCAATCTGGAACCTCCTCCCATGGACTCCCAACGAGATCAAACGCTTCCTTCAAATGACGCAAAAAAATTACAGAGACAACTTTATTCTTCTTCTCCTCCCTCATTATGTACGACGAATGCCAGGTCGGACATACCCAAGCATTCAGTCGTTGTGACGGTATACGCCACCCGACCCAACGTCCTACTGGTCCTAGATCCCTCGACCAGTCTTCTGTTATCAATGACTTGACTGCCGACCCGCCTAGCAGAACGATCGTCTCCGGCTTCAACTCCTCAATCGTTCTGTCTAGGTTAGGCCGACAGCATTCGATGTATGTATCAACGATCTCGTTGCTTGGTGGTCTACATATTACAGCATTGGTCTTCCAACAATCTTCATCAAGATCCACTCCAATCTTGTCCAACTCGTCTCTGAACCGTTGGCCGGCTTTTCCTACCAATTGCACTCCTTCGTCATCTTCGATGCTGCCTGGCGCTTCAGCTACGACTAACACTTTTCTTCGTCCTTCTCCAGAGACCGGCATCTTAGGACTGCGACATTTTCTGTACAACCCACACTCCCCACACCTAGGTCGACGATTCTTGAATGGACTTTCCTTGAGCACCTCCTCACTGCTGAAAAACCCCTTCATCTATCAATCCTCCATTTCAGCTGTACATGTCACATACACCCACTCGTCTGTCTTGACTTGAATCCGTCCCGGTGCGATTATACACTCATTAGTCCGCATAACCACATCCTGCAACAATTCAGGATTAATCCTAAATCCAACCCGATCCCCATCGTAACTAACAGCCCTCGTCTCCTCATAGTACCCCATCGGCCCTTTTCCCGTTATCCGCAATCCTCCTTTCTTCAATTCTACAATCACTTCATCTCTCTGCAAATCCTCGTTACTGAACACACAGCACTTCTCTACTGCTTCCTTCATTCCATCTGGTAACTCCATCTGCGATCCGTTGACTTCTAAATGCTTTCCTACATCAGGATACTTACCCATGTACCTCCTGCACGAAATCGTACAGCCAGACTTGGCTTGGAAGTGTACCCAATCCTCGGTGGTGCTAATCTTACTAAACTCAAACCGAGATAGCATCTTGGCACAAGTCGCCCTGATCAACACATCCTCATCTACCCGAGTCTTTATCCTATATCGACAAACCCGATAATCATCAGATGCTTCGATCCATTCTGGGCCGATATGGATACAAGTCAAGAAAAACTTGGTCTGATCGTCGCTAGCACACGACGCAGTAAAACTGATCGCGTCGTCAAATCCTGATGACAGTATCCGCCACTTCCCGGGTGCCTCTACTTCGCTGACCGGAAGTTCTACCTTGGACATGAACTGCACAACAGCTTTCCTTTTAACCTTAGCCTCCTTCTCAAGTCGTCTGATGACTAATCCCTCATCGGTCTGTTCAATCTCAACTTCCTTACCTGGGATCTTCTTCAAGATCTTCAACAGCGGTTCCGCAGGGACAGCCCCGGCAATTCCTAATCCTACAGGTGCAACGCAGGCTACTTCCTCGTTGTACGTGAAAACTTTCCCGTCCTGAAAAACAAAGCAGTCGGACTGTTCCAACATTTCCTGACGAGCCAATCCAGGACTGACCGACTCAAGCTGTTCTATAAATTCTTTCTTCCTGACCTTCATACTTCCCTCCGTTCGGTCTTTTGCTTGATTGCATCGAACACTTCCTGCCTATGTACAGGCACTTCCTTGGGAGCTTCGATTCCAATTCTTACCTTGTCTCCCCGAATTTCGACGACTTGTAAAATAACATCATCGCCGATCATTATTTTCTCACCTTTCAGTCTGCTCAACACTAACATTATCCCTCTCCTTTCGTCTTTTGAACAATTCCCTCATACGTTCCGTTGGTTCTCCATCTTTGGCCAAATACCAATACGACGGCATCAAATCCAAATGCTTCCCGACAACGACATCCGGTGACTTTGTCTTACTATTACATCCCGAAAAATACAACCTCATGCCAACCTATCTCCATTCGCTTCGAACCTTGGCGGATTATCGGTCAAATAATTCGTCAACTCTTCAAAAAACCTAATGTTATTCCTACACCTCTCCCGATAATCATTTATCACTCCTCCACTGTCCGCATCATCTAACTTACCTGGTTTCACTCCTGCTATCTCAAACCATTCCTCCACTGTCCTCAGCCTACTCCGATCAGTCTTTGTTTTCGATCCTACTAACCACGAATAATGGGTCTTCCCTGCGGATTTCGACTTGACCTTTGGTTCAACACTTCTGTCTCCGCATAATAATTCTGATTTCGTATCCTTCCGCATCGATGGTGATTCGTCACTAATGCTTACTACGTAAGGCTGATACCTAGGTAATCTGAAATCGAAAGAAAACTTCCCTTGCCGTTTCGGGGGTACATACACCTTGCCATACCCAGCCATCTTGGCCCAAGACGAACTGTCAACAGAATGCCACGGATATCTGGAAATCAAAGCAAATGACGTCATGGCAAACCCATGTGTCTTCACTTTAGGCTTTCCATTCTCACATAACATTCCGAACACCCTATCGCCCCACTTGGGATACACCCTCCAATTCGCCTCCTGGCCTACTCCTCCTATCCCAAGATAATCATACCCCTCCTTCAAATACCGTACCAACCACTTCTCATCAGTTCCCCAATGGATGACAGGTACAGGATTCAACTTGTACTTATCCTCCATATACTTCTGAACCTTCCATGACATGTCGGGATTGAAAATAACGTCTACGGTCACGTAGTAATCCAACTCATCCTTGTGTTTCAGCAAAAACTCGCAATACGTATCAACATAATCCCAAAACTCCTCTGTCCGGTAATACTCAAACTGGTCTAATCTATTCTCGCTGCCTACTGCAAGCCTCTTTCCTTTCTTCATTACCCGTTCCGTGTACAGAGTATGAGCACCGGAATCCAAAAACGTCTTCCCTACGTTACATTGGCTCATCATACCAACCTTCCACTAGCCCCATTACAGCCAACTGCCTCTTCCACGTCAAGTCAAACCTATTATGGATCCAAGCTCTATTCTGTATCGCATCCCTAGTCCATAGATCATCTCGATCCAATGCACAGCAAACTTTCCTAGTGCAATCTTCCACATCCTGACGTTCGTACAAAAACCTCCGATCCCTCCGAAACGTTAACGGAAACGATCTGAAATATGGATACAACGGATATGCACCAGCCACAGAAGCCTCCAACAACGTAAACGCTACAAAATCCTGCAAGGCCGTGTTGATCTGTACCCTTGCTGTACACAACTCCGAATAGTACTCCTCCTTAGTACAATTCGTATGTACCTGCAACTGTCCCTTATGCACTTCCACTGCCTCATCCAACTTCTCTACTAATGCCAAATCATTGGACCTCACTTCCTTTGATCCTGTACACACTACAAACTTTGTATCGGACCTTTGTTCCAAAACCTTGGAAACAACCTTGAGAAAGAACAACGGATCTTTTTCCGTATCCCAACGGCTGCTATACACAACCTTCTGAAGTCGTTCCATTTCCCATGCCCCTTCCCGCCATGGCATTCGTTCGTTGACCTCCTCAGTACAGAACGGAAGCCCTACAACGAACACTTTGGATTCCGGGGCAATCCCCCCTTGGACAACCAACTCTTTTAGCAAGGGATGTCCTACGAAAATGCCATCATAGATCTTACCATACCCCTGCTCGATGGGTCGTATCCAATACTTCATCCCTGCCGTAAAATCAAATTCGTCAACTGACTGTGCCCACAACATTGAGTACATCCTAGGATGTACTCCAATCTGATCAAACAGATAAGGTAACGCCTCGACACCTGGTGTCCAAAAGTCCTCAAAATAGATACAATCCTCACTCTTGATCTCGCCCCTATCCGTCAGTTCCAACAACTGCTCGACTTGAGAAAAACTCCACCGTGATCTTCCCACTGCATCAAGTACAACTCCCTTCTCTATTCCTACTTTCCCATCCCTCACTCCTCCGATCCGTCGGTATTCGATCCCTGCCTCACGCCATTTCCGTTCCATCCATCCTGTGACAGGATGACTCAACTGCCAAGTATACCTCTCCTTGTACGGTTCTAATGGCACATAATACAACATATCATTACTCCACATCTACGTCCACATAGAAATCGGTCCTGTACAACGAATCGTTTTTCGTAGTTCTATATTCCCTATCGCTTGATTCCTCGATCCATACGATTTCTGTCTCAGTCTCCTCCTTCCTAAATCGCTCCCCATTCACTGTAATACTACTCTCGTCTTCAATAGTCAAAACATAGCCATGACATGCAGCCTGACCCAAAATCCTTTTGATTGTCGCCAGAGTATCCGTTCTCAACTTCCGATCATTTCCTGCTCCGTAATAGACAGCCTCTACCCTCAATCTCACACGATCGAACAGCTTACGAAATACATCAGGACTCGCACACCCAGGAACAAACAAAGTCCATAACCCCGATCTCGGACCTTCCGCTTCTCGCCCTATGAAACACTTGCCTTTTTTCTCCCATGCTGGCAATCTATCCTGATCCCTCGTTACCTTCGCTCCATTCTCCCCGTCCTCACTCACTTCAACCCAATCAGCAGTCAACGCCTCTAAAACACAATGCCCTATATCTTCGCACGAATAGTCAAAACGTGCTCCTTCAAACTTCGACCGAATGAACCTTCTTAGTCTAGACTTGAACTGGAAAAACTCCACCTCCCTATCGCCATGTCCCACTCCCACTCCCACTTTGACATGGAATACATGGCGATGCCAGCCCCTCAAAAACGAAACCGCTTCGGGGGCTTCCTTCCACCGATGATGTCCAACAAACTGATCCGTGACCCAAACTTCGATCATAATTCACTCCAATCCAATTAGAAACATTATCCATTATCAGCTTTAGCTCCTTATCACCGAAAAGAACTCCTGCCTCGTTAAGCCAGACTCTTGAAACACCCCTGTAAGACTTGACGTCACCATTCTACAATCTTGCTTCCTTACTCCCCTGCACACAATGCACAAATGCTGTGCTTCCAAAACACACGCCGATCCTTTTGGATTCAACAATTCATCCAATGCCTTGGTCACTTGCTGACACAACCTTTCCTGTATCTGCAGCCGTCTTGAAAAAACCTCCAGTACTCTCGCTAGCTTGCTCACTCCGATTACCTTCCCATCTGGTATATACCCTATGTGAGCCCTTCCAACAAACGGTAACATATGATGCTCACACATACTAACAAACTCGATGTCTCTAAGTAGTACCATCTCATCGCAAGCTCCGTCAGTAAACACCTTAACTACATCCTCAGCTGTCTTATTATAACCCTCAAACAATTCCTGGTACGACCGGACAACCCTCGCAGGGGTCTCCTTCAAGCCTTCCCGCTCCGGATCTTCCCCTATGTACTGAAGCAGTCTCCTGACATTGTCTTCCGGTCCCGCTTGACTCTTCATCCGATCCCACGGAAACGACACCCATTCATTGATAGATTCCTTTTGCTTATCCACCAACACGAAGAACGGACGATCCGGATGACGTTGCTTAGTCCTTCCACTGTCCAACACATCATCTACCACAACATGGGCCTTCGCCAAATCATCTACAATTTCAAGCCGTGGTCCCTCCTGACTCCATCTCTTCTCATTCTGCTTCGCGATCGCAACAGCCTGAGCAGCGTATACTCCCGCTTTCGGCACTGGATATAAGAACAACGTTGAAGTCGGCAAAAACGGGACAATGTCTCGATGAAAAATCTCCCCCAACAGAGCGTTGGCTCTTTCGTCTACATCAGTCCAAGACAGCTTCATATTTCTTCTCCATTTAAGTTACAACTCCTCGTCATTCCCTCTTTATCTCCTATCGAGACCCGGACTTAGACCAAGATCGAGACCAAAACCGAGACCCGGACAGAGACCCAGACCAAGACCAAGACTGAGACTGAGAACAAGACCTAGACCAAGACTGAGACTGAGAACAAGACCTAAACCAAGACCGAGACTGAGACCAAGACCGAGACTGAGACTGCCACCGAACAAGAGGCAATAAACTACAGAAAGATCTACACTGTCGAAATTCTGGTAAAAATCTCATCTGACTCATTCCAATCCAACCACTTTATGTAACTGCACACCTAGCCGATACCCCATCGCCATTGATGCGGCAACGCATAAATCCAGATTGGCCGCGTTCCTATCCTCATCTCCTTCGTCCATCGGCTGTACGAATAGCTCACCTCGATGCTCTCTCGGCGGTCGGTACACATTCAGCGGGATATAATCCCGATCCACACCCTCCTTGATCGACAACACATACTTCCAAACGATTCGGCCCCAAAATTCACAATCCCATTCCATCTCGGTCTGCAGGGGTGTCTTTGGGCTGCACACAATCGTCAAATCCATTGTGCTGGTCATTGGTCTTAGATCGGCTGCCCACTCACACAAATAAGTGCCGTTAGTCTCTATCTGGATCCTATAGCCCTCAGACCGGAGCCTACGAATCAGCGGCAACACATTCTGCATTAGCGGCTCCCCGCCCGTTAGCACTACCAACTTCCCCACTCCGCTGTGTCCACTTCGACGGTCCTTTATCCGTCTGGCAATCTCATCCAAATTCAATACAGCACTTAATGAATAATCAGTGTCGCACCAAGCGCATTTCAAATTACACCCAGCAAGACGAACAAACACGGACGGCGTTCCTACTAGTGGCCCTTCGCCTTGGATCGAGGGAAAGATTGAATGCACCGCTAATTCATCATCGTTGTACTTCATATCTCTAGCTTCCTCCTATCCTATCCTAGACCGATACCGATACCGAGACTGAGACCGAGACCAAGACCAAGACCGAGACCCAGACCAAGACCGAGACCCAGACTGAGACCTAGACCGAGACTGACACCGGGATCCTTCAAATAGGTATCTCATCCTAATCTCCTATCGAGACTGAGACCAAGACCAAAACCAATTCCGAGACCGAGACCAAGACCAAAACCGAGACCAAATTCTAGATCCAACAATGAGATACCTCATCCTTATCTCCTATCGAGACTGAGACTGAGAACAAGACCGAGACCCAGACCGAGACCAAGACCGAGACTGAGACCGAGACCAAAACCAAGACCAAGACCAAGACCTAGACCGAGACCAAGACCAAGACCAAGACTGAGACCCAGACCAAGACCGAGACTGAGACCTAGACTGAGACCCAGACCAAGACCAAGACCAAGACCAAATTCTAGATCCAACAATGAGATACCTCATCCTTATCTCCTATCGAGACCGAGACTGAGACCCAGACCGAGACCCAGACCGAGACTGAGACCAAGACCAAGACCAAGACCGAGACCAAGACCAAGACTGAGACCTAGACCGAGACCCAGACCAAGACCAAGACCAAGACTGAGACTGAGACCCAGACCAAGACCGAGACCAAGACTGAGACCTAGACCGAGACCTAGACCGAGACTGAGACCGGGATCCTTCAAATAGGTATCTCATCCTTATCTCCTATCGAGACCCAGACCCAGACCAAGACCGAGACTGAGACTGAGACCGAGACTGAGACCAAGACCGAGACTGAGACCAAGACCGAGACCAAGACCAAGACCGAGACCCAGACCCAGACCAAGACCGAGACCAAGACCGAGACCGAGACTGGGATCCTTCAAATAGGTATCTCATCCTTATCTCCTATCGAGACCGAGACCAAGACCGAGACCAAGACCGAGACCAAGACCGAGACCTAGACCGAGACCTAGACCGAGACCAAGACCAAGACTGAGACCCAAACCAAGACCAAGACCAAGACCAAGACTGAGACCAAGACTGAGACCTAGACCGAGACTGAGACCTAGACCGAGACTGAGACCGAGACCAAGACCAAGACCAAGACCGAGACCGAGACCGAGACCTAGACCGAGACCAAGACCGAGACTGGCACCAAGACCGAGACCTAGACCAAAACCAAAACCGAGACTGAGACTGAGACCAGGATCCTTCAAATAGGTGTCTCATCCTAATCTCCTATCGAGACCAAAACCCAGACCGAGACCGAATACATCACTTCTGCGCTCTCGGCAGGTCATGATCCCATAGGGTCGCATCAGTGATACACCCCCGAGAAATGATGACATCGTTAACAAATGGCTCGACTTCATTGAAGTCACCAGTCCGCAGAGCATCGGAAAACCTCCCCGTGTCT